GCACTAGGACTCAACGATGCACTCGCTGACGCTGAAGGCGAAAGTGAGGCACTAGCGGAAGCGCTAGGCGAAAGTGAGGCACTTGGAGATAAACTACCACTTGGACTAAGGGAAGCTGAAGGGCTTAGTGATGCTGAAGGTGAACCTTCTGTATAAGTTCCATAACAATCAATTTTTCCCGTCTCTAGCGTTACAGTACCAAATGGGTCTGTCGCATTTGGATAAGCATCAATATTCGTTGAAGATTCATTCGCAGTTCCATCACGGGAGATAGTAACTGAAGGAACTCCAGGGTCGCCATGATGCCAACCAATCCAATAGGTAGTACCTCCAACAATAGAAATTTGTTGAGCACCGCTGAACGGAAGGTCAACGGCTTGCTCGGTGGTATGAGTAAAACTGACTTCATCACCATAAGCTAATAAAGCTTCTGGTGCACCTGCATTGTCGGCATATACTACGGCTCGAATAAGCCCAGTTCCCGCCTCCGACAAATAAAATCTGCCTGTTAGCTTAGTAAGCTTACCGCTAGTAGCTGGTGATGCAGAACTGACTTTTTTACGAGCCGCAGATGAGTTTGTTGTTGATGCCCCATCTGTCGCTTTTCCAAAAGTAGCCAACTTAGCTCACCAGCCTTTCTTTAAAAGAACCGTTATTTATTTCGGTTTCAGATAATCTTATTAAATTAAAACCACACTTTGTCAAATAAGCATTTTCAGCTTTATCTTTATTCTTAACCCTATCTAGTGAATGCCAGTAATTTCCATCAGCTTCAATAACTAAATTAAGACTGGGAATATAGGCATCAACAATAAACTTACCATTAATAAGTTTTTGTTTCTCAAATAAAATTCCTTTTAAAAGCAAGTAATTATAAAGTGTTCTTTCTATTGAAGTGGGTTCTTTACTGTTCTGTTGTTTTAATAATCCTGCTAATCCTGCTTTTTTAGCCATTTTAATTAGTTCAGGATTATTTTTATATGCTTTTTGTTTAGTTATACCAATCCGTTTTTTCGTCTCAAGAGTATGTTTTTTCCCCAATCGTGGGTCTATTTGCTTCTTCCGATTCATTCTAACAATTTCACTATGGCATTTAGGAGAACAAGTTTTTCTCTTATATCTTCTTCCTTTTCTATCTAGTCCATATTTACTTGTTTCTTTTCTACAAACGATACATAACCACTTAATTCTTCTGCCTTTATGTAAAGGGACATTACCTCTTATAAACCTGCCTTTATTATCTCTACCAAAAGTTGCCATATCTAAAGATTAGCGGATATTTATATTCCGAGGCAATTAAACAGGGGGTGGAGTAGACATTGGCAGAGGAGGTGGTTGAGCGCCAGCAGGTTGTCCAGGTTGTTCAGGCTGCGCTATCCCCATCTGAGCTTGTTGAAGCATCATTTGTCTTTTTTCTTCTTCATATTTCATCGCATCGTTTAACTCATCAGGTGTGAAGTCGCTAAATTCTAATACTTTTCTTTTATAGACTGTATCTACAACCGGATTATCAGGCATTACAGTTTTAGCAGCGTTCATCTTCTGTAAACTATCCTGACTTTCAGCGTTCTTCTCATCCTGCGACCACACTTTGCATCTGTAACCTGCATCAGACTTCCAATCTGCCGGACTAATCTCTCTCTCATAGATATTATCTGTATTTCTTCCCTTTTTATATACCTTAACTGCGTCTATTTTATCCCCTGCTGCCTCAAGTAACTTAATGAAGATCAGTCCTCTGTCTTTCCAAGCCTGTGTATAGAATTTAGACATACCCTTGACTCGCTCTTTAGCCTCGCCTAGAGTTAGTTGAACCTCACCTAGTGTAACCTGTTGCTGGCTCTTTACTCCCTGTAAGGTTTGTGTTGCCCCTGTGCCTTTCTCAAGCATCGTTAAAAGGAAGTTCATCTCATCTAAGGACTCAGACAAATCCTGAACGGGCATTTGCTTAAAGACATCATCAATCTTTCCGCCTGACGGAACAGGGATACCATACATTCCCCAAGCTTGAGGCTGCCAAGTCTGAGGCACAAAACCCTCTATAGATGAATCAAACAAGTTCATATTTAAGTTTTTAAGCGTTCTATTCTCAACTAACTGTGAAAACCATGTGTTCGCTACCTTGTTAGGCGTTCTAACCATATCTCCTATACCATCTGACCAGAAGTCTTGTCTCTCTAAGTCTCCTGCCCATGTAACATAAGGATAGTGATTTTTCCAGAAGTGGTCTTTTGTAACCCCGATCACTTCCTCAAGCGGTTTACGCATTATGATTTGCATATCATCCACTGATATTTTTAAGAATAACTCTTCTTCTGTTGATTCTTTTTTTGTGTCATAGACAAAATGTAATGTAAGTTCAACATAAGTCTCCCCTAAAATAGGCTGATCAACATCGGGTACTCCCATTTCAGACAGTTTTTGGTTTTTATCACTTAACATCTGAAGATTAGCTTTGGCTTTAAGAAGTCCTTGATCTGAAGCGTGCCAAAGACTTAGCTTTTTAACTGCTTCCTGATCGTAGTCTTTATTCTTTTCAAGTGCTGATAGAGGTTCAAATATGTGTGTGTGGACCAAGAAGCGCGAAGAATGAAGATCAAATGGGTTCATAAACCTATCCACTAGAAGATCCATCGGATCTTGAACTATCATCTTTACCTTGCCGTCAACTATCTGCCATTGGTCAAATGTTCTTCCGAAGTAAAACTCTTGTTTCTTGTCTACAATATCCTGTAATTCAAAGCTATTCTGCTCCCCGGTGTATTTCCAGTATTCGTTATAAAACACCTCTTTGTCTTTTTTATTGCCTAATTCTTCAAACTCAAGAACCGGCATATCATCCATGTCTTTGAGAAGAGTCTTTAAGGTAAGTTTCATTAACGGGAGGTTCACACTTTGGCGATTTGTAAGCCTATTCGTAGTGACCTTATCCCTTCCTAAAGTGTAGTTTTCTAACCAATCCGAGTGACGCCTCTCACGATAATTGAAGCCAGACTCAGTATTTAAGCGCAAAACTTCAAGTTCGGGGTTTCTTTCTAATATATCAGCCATATTTTAAGAATAGACTACTTTTATGTTTTTACGCAAGCATTCCTGGTAAATATCCTTTAACTCCTCCAAAATCTGTCTGTGGTGGTCTAGGAGCTGTTGCCTTTAAGCTCTCAAGGCTATACCTAACTGAATCCATCGCGTGATTCCAGATAGGTGACGGCTCATTAACAACTTTTCCGTTCTTATCAATCAACCATAGATAGTTCCGGTACTCTTTCAAAGCATTGACACTTCGTTTTGTGATAAATATTCTCTGATTCTGCACATACTGAATACCCTGATTGACACTTCCCGCCCCCTTCATTGACGGAAGAACACTTAACCCATATCCCTTAATTTCATCAATACTCTTTGGTTCTGCTGAATCTGCAATAATCAAAGCTCTTGGCATTGTAAGAAAAACATCCGCTATCTGTCTGTTACTTAGCCCTTTTTGGTAAATCACCTCGTCAACTATAAAAGCGTTATTCCACTGATAAATACCAACTGAGGCCGTAGGATCGTTTGTATATCCAAAGTCAAGGCCATAACGCACTAACCTTGCCTCGTGAGGTACTTCGTCTATTGTTTTCCAGTCTGTGTAAATACGACCCTCAGATGTTCCTAACTGACCCAAACCGTAAACATCCCAAAAGCCCTTATTGCTTTGTCTTGATTCTAATTCTTTAACAACTGTCTCTGGTAATGCTTCATTATCTTTATAAGTAAGAATTAAAAAATCATGTTCTAATTTAGGAATTATCTCTTCATGAATAAAAAAGGAAGCAACAGGGTTATAATCTACAAAGATAACCTCATCAGTTCTAATAACTAACTGAGTATAAGTCTCATAATTTATATTATTTGCTTCATTGATAAATAAAATATTACGTCTTGGGCCTCTCACCTTACCTGGCTGATCTGTGCTAAAAAACTCTATCTTACTTCCTGTTTCAAATGTATAGATAAAATCAGTTCTACTCCAAAATTCATCTTTGTAGTAATTCTGCTCCTGCATAATGTTTAAAAAGTCACGAATTGCCCCTCTGCGTAAATGTGGAAAGGATTCAGAAACTACAGAGATAAGTTTGCCCTTAGTAGATTGTGCAATATCAATTAAGATAAGAAGAATTGCTAAGGTTTTACCTGCTGAACTACCACCTTGGACAATCCGAAGTCTTTTTTTAAGTGCTAATATTTTTTTAAGTGCTGTTGTTTTAATGTATGCCATCTTTAAGATAATTTATAGCTTTTAATAAAAGACTAGAACCCATTATTTATCAAGTGTTACTCCGTTTAAAATTGGTGTAGGCAATGGCTTACCGCCTGAAGTTATATCTGTATGAGTTGTTTCTACCATATCATGATTAACCTTCAAGAGTAACCCAATTATTGTAGCATTTACTTCCTTGCCTCCGAAAATACCAGTTCTAACCAATGCTTCCTTTTGCATCATCTTTAATTTCTCAATAGTGTAGGAAAACTCTTTATGAACTTTCGCCCATTGATATAAAGTATCCCTACTTATACCCAGTCTTAAAGCAATACCTTCAACTGTAGGAATCTGCATATTTTCAGGAACTGCCTCTGCAAGATATTCGTTTATCTCGGCTATAGCTGTTGGGGTATATTTTGTGGGTCTTCCTCCTGCGTGTGCCATAATTTTACCGTTCCTTTCAGAGTTTGGTTTCAATTAAGAATATACTAAGGAGTTATTTCTTTGCAAGCTCTTCTTTTACCGGAGTCTCTGTTAATGTTATTTCATTTACCCCGATATTATAAGTAATGCTCTTACTAAATCCTTTTTTTGCCTCTCCGTCTATCCCTAATCTTTTATAAACTCCTCCAAGTAAAGCGTTCTTGTATATCTGCATTCCATCAAGTTGAGCATTGGAAGCAATGATACCAATTTCAAGGTCTCTTAATCTGTTTCTTTCTTCTACTGAGAATGTAAACTTCTTAATAATAGGTTTCATACTGATCTTAACATGACATATCTAGTTTTGTTACTTATTTCTACTGACTCTCTTATATATCCTTTTCTGATTAACGCATAAATCGCTTCCCTTGTTGTTGGCATATTTATTCCCTCTACTTCCATTGCTTTAATAATTTCTGATCTTGGTATTGGTGTTTTTTTTCCGTGAACCCAATATATGATAAATTTCATTATCTTCGTTTGTAACTCATTAATATCGCTAAGATTTGTATAGACAGTACCCATATTATTAGACTCTCAGGCCTTCCAACCGTAGATCGTCACTTCTTATGCTTCATCTCGAATTGGAACGCCCTCAAGTCTCGTATCAAATGTCATACTACCCCCCTTGCCTTTAGCGTATCGTTACGGAAAATAACAAACTCACCTAACGCTTGTGTATGTTCCTTAGTGAATACGTCTACCAGCCCAAACAAAGCCTCATCTACTTGTGCCTTGTGTTCCGCATCGTGTGTGTGATGTGCTTCATCACTTAGCTCAAGATAATCCCTCACAATAAAAGGAAGAGCATCCATACGAGCTTGTATAGGATCGTGTGATGGATATTCTTTCATACTATCTTTGCATTGTTGGAAAGTAACCAACAAGTGTCAGAAGGAAAATCAACAAAGCAATAAGCCCTGCGAAAGAACCGATTACAGGAAGGAAACTCCCTGCGATCAAACAAAGTACATACGCAATAATTGCGTTAACAATTGCAAATAAAATTATAGTAAATGACATATTTTTCACCCCCTTTTTATCATAAATAATATTCCAAGTATCAGCACTAAAATAATAACTATTCGTATAAAAATATAGTTAATTAATTCCTTTTGTTTTCCCTGATTCCACTGTGCCAATATCTGTCTCCCGTACTCCTTGTGTAACCCCTGAATCTTTTTAATGTAAAGCCTTCTCATAGTCATTTCTTTATTTTAGTAAACTTTGCGCCCTGACTGCTTACACAGGTTTTTGTGCAGCATCAATTTTTTCATTGAGTTTTTTCATAGGTTCATCTCCACAGTCAGCTTTCCCAGAACATTCACAGCAAATAGACTTGCCCCCGATGTTGTGCTTATTACAGACACTATGTGTGCCCTCTTCTCCGTGCTTGAATGGTTTTAGGTCGTTCATATCTCCTTGTCTGATAACTGATCTTTAAATACTATCTTTCTCATGTCCTCTAAGTGATATATTGTTGCTTTAAGCTCAGCGCCTATCTCGCCCTGTTTAGTGGTTGGTAATACTGCCTTGTCTGTTAATGCGTCAATAAGTTCTTGCATAGGGAAAATATGTGGAATAACCATAAATGGCGTGTAGTTTCTCCACTCATCGCCCTCCTTAATGTCCTCCCAAACAATCCTCCCTTTTTCTAAATATCCATTAAATGACTTGCCCAGTTCATGCTTAACGAGCATTATATCTAGGTAATCCCCTATTCTTGGTGCCTTATAAAACTTAATTATTGTTTGGTGGATCATTTACTCTCCTTGTCTGTATTGAGCCTGGCAAGGATTGACTTAACATCAACCACGGCTGCCATGTATCCCTCCCCATATTTATTTGTCATCTTATGAACTTCAGTTGAGACTTCCCATAATGTTTCCTCCCTTGTCTTTTCTGCTATAGAGGTAAGTTCTTGCTTGAGAAACTTCTCAACGTCACAAGCCAACAAGCCATCAATGTGAATAGTCTCTCTAAATCTCTTGATACTCTCAGCTATTAAATTATTCATAATTTCTCCTTTGAGGTAGAGTCAACTGGAGTAACTTTAGCAAAATCTTTTAATTGTACTTTTAACGTTTTGGCATAGTTTTTTAACAATTTAACCTTCAATGTAATTTCTTGTTTAGTTTTACCTGACAAGAATACTAAAAATACTCCGCCTATCTCTTGGTTAGATATTAGTTTTTGTTCCCAATGGTAAGGTAAATGCTTTTCGTCTAATTGTATTCTTGGTAATCTTGTATGTTTCATATAAGTAAAGGTTTAGTTAAGTATTAGCTTTATAAAATGCCCGTGCAAAACCTTGTGGGGTAATGCTTCTCCTTGCTTGCCTATTGAATTTCCCAAGTGCTTCTGGGTGTATGTCCTTACTTCTCATATAGTCAAACTTTGGTAATGGTTGAGAGTTAGTCTTGTGAAGTTGTTGCTGTTGTTGTGTAAGAATACTATTTATGTCTGTAACTGTTTTAATAGGAAGATTATAATATCCCCATATAGCGGTTTTTTTCTTATAGGCATCGCCAAACTCCCATGGATTAAATGTAAATGACGGGTGTCCTAAAAACCATTTAAGCCTTCCGTACCAAGGGTTTTCTAGCGCCCAAAATTTAAGAGGACTATATTTTTGCTGATCACTTATTGTTTTATATTGAAAATATCTAATTATCCTAAGACAAGCCTCGACTATTTCATACCCTCCCTCTAAATCCCTTGGTGTTTTAGCATTTGTTCTTGCGTCTGAAAACATCGTACAGGGTGGAGCTGCTAAAATCCCGTATACATTTTCAGGTGGCTCATAAGTTCTAACGTCATTATCCGGTAACGTAATTAGTCTCACATCATAGCCAGCATCTTTATATGGTTTTGACCATGAGCCAGTACCACCACACAAGTCCAGTATTATTTTGTTTGAATTATCGTCTTTCATATAAGTAAAGGTTTATTTAACTTTTTCATAGGTTAATTCAAAAATTTCGTCTTTTATTGGATAAATCTCCCCCTTAACTCCTTGAATAATCCAATCTCCCCAAGAAACAAGATGTTGCCCTTCAAGCGTTCCAATTGAAAGTGTACCATCGCCTGTACCTTCTTCTGTTGGGTACAGAGAACCTTTCGCCTCTCTTTCTTCATTCCAAGCCTTATTCATCCATTCAGGCCAATCTTTATTATCAACACGAGTTTCTTTTTTCATTTGAAATGCCTCTATAACTACTGGTTTTTTTCTGTATTCAACACATCTATCAAAGTGATATTGAGTCATGACGGCAAGCTCTGATTCAGTGAGTTGCTTGTCACAACCTTTGCATTTCATATCTGTCATAGTTAGTCCTTTTTGGCTAAAAAATCATTAAATATAATATCAGCAATATCATCTACTTTGTATGTTTTTTGATGCACCAGATCCTCTCCAATCCATTTAGCGACACAAATTGCATCAAGTTTATTATTGTCATACCAAAAATCAATTTTATAACCCATCTCATAAAGGTTTGTTCTTATTTCCTGGCTTGCTTTGTCTGTCATAGCTTGTTCTTCTTTAGTTAGTTTTTTCATATATGATTATTTCTCCAACCAACAAGTATTGCTACAATAGATGTTTCCCTTTGAGCTTTTGGAATTAGCAGCTCCGCACTTGCCACACTTCCCATAATCTACATAATACTTTTCATATAAGTTATTCTCGGTTAAATAGTTGTGCATTTCAGATGATAAAGTTTCAACCCAGCTAAGACTATCCTTTAAAACTTTATCTGTTAGCCAAACAATAGACATATCGCTTTTTTTAGCGTGTTGGTCGTAGTGATAAATTTCCGCCTTATCCGCATAAAGCCCCGACATTGTTGCTAAAACCCCGTACACGCCAGCCTGCGGGCTTGAGGCATAGCTCTCGCTGCTTGTCTTGCCCGTCTTCCATTCGTAAATAATAGGCTTGTCGTAACAATCTATTACTCCTACTAAATCTAACCAATCATGAATTTTTACTGTTTTTTTTATTTCCGGTGTAGGATTTATTAACTTAATACTTCCCAGCTCCGATGGTGTAGCTTTATTTTTGAGTATATAGTCCTTCCATTGATCGTGATACCTTTTGCCTTCTTCCATAGCCGGACTGGTAAAAGTTTCTAAATGAAAATACATCTTGATTGCTTTTTCCCAATCACCGGAAGCCCAAGTGCTTAAATTAGAATATGAAGCCCTAAATTTATTATTCATCTTTTTTACCTTTCAAAGAGAAAGTAATTGTTTTTGTTCTCTCTGCTTCAATTATGCCTTGTGGCAATCCTTTGTTTTCTTCCGCGTATTTCTCGATCTCTTTGGCAACTGCGTTAAACTTAATACTTGTTTCGTATAGGTTCTTAGGCAATTTATCAATCAGAGACTCATCAATTTTATATCTCGCCCCGAAAGCTCGATAGTATACTTTTACATTGCTGGCTTGAATACTGCTAAAATTTGGATCAACCTTGAGTGCGGTTTCTTCTAGTTTCTTTTTGGCTGCGTTAATAGCATCTTCAACCTGTTGTCTTATATCTAGTAATTGCATCAATACTTCCTCGCCCTCCGGTGTTAAGAATATCTTGTCCGCGTCTACTACTAGCTTTGCTAATTTTTGTATATCTATATTCATTTTAACACCTCCCTCATTCCTGCAATATCAATTTCACTTATTATTTTTGGTTGTAATGCTGGAATATCTATTACGATAGGTCCTGCCTTGGCTTCTTTTGAAGTGCTTATTTTTTCAGGCGCCGGCAACTCGTTAAGCTCTTGGTACTTAATTTCCCTAAATTCGTTCTTCCCGTAAATGTCAGAAGCGATACCTAATTCCGAAGCACATTTTTTTAGAGCGTCTGTAGTTGCAGCTTTTAAGTCATTACCATAATCTACATATCCGGTTCCGTCTTTCTTCTTTTTCATATCTGCTCGACCAAATTGCTCTTTGACTATTACCGCACCGGACTTGGTTCGGACAGTTAATCTTCCGAGTACCCATATAAGATCACCCTCTGTGCCTTTTTCTTTTACTTCAAAATCCCAATTCCAAGCGAATACATAGTTAAGCACTTTTTTAACATATACTCCGGTAACATAATCCCAAACTCCGCCACCTTTTGCAGGTCTTGTGTAGACGTGTTCCTTTGGTGTCGCTTGTAGCATATGAATTAGTTGCTCAGTAAATAACACTGGTTTTGTTTTCTTACCTATCTTTTCGTAAATTGTTAATGGTATTGGTTGTTTCATATTAGTACCAATTTTTCAAATCCCAGAATGCTTTTGCTTCAATTGGTGAGCCATAACGAATCGAGACATATTTAATTCCGCACTCCACTTGTTCTTTTAGGTCGGTTGTTTTCTTACAGTCATAATTACCCCATGTTGCGTCTAGAAATTGGAAAATTCCGAATGCTGTAGATGTAGGATTTTGTGCAACCACTCGGAAGTTACTTTCTCGTCTTATCAGCTCCTCCAATGCCTCCCACTCTTTTACTCCCCACTTTTTAAGAGACTCTTGTTTTACATATTCTTTAACAGCAGCTGTATCAAACATGTCTACAGTTGCCGGATCTATTTCTAACTCCTCCACATATACTTTCTCTATAAAGCTCGCAGACCTGGTAGATACAGGAGATATAAGTTTTTCGGTTTTAACCGGTACAAACATATCTTGAGTTGTGATAACAATTGGGCTTTGTACTTGATAGTGAGTAAAAAATACTCCACCTAATGCGTAAGCAGCGCCTAGTGAAACCAGGTAAAAAATAGACTTCCATGTGCCGGATCTTAAAAAGCGTGCTTTTACCTCGTGCTGGTTGCTTCCAACTTTTTTAACGTTTTTTCTAAATATCATAGGTATTTATAAATAAAGTGATCGAGTATATCGTGGTCAGTCTCTATATTTTCAGTGATGGCATCTCTTATCTCATTGTTTAATTTGTGAGATATATTAAAATTTACCAGTCCTCCCAGCTTGTCTTGTGCTTTCCACAATGCCTTGCGTCTTTTTTGCTGTATTTTAAATATGGTAGTAAAGTGTGTCATGTTTTTAGTTTTGCAATAAGACTTTCAATTTTGAACCTTTCCTTGATAACGTAAATCTCCATTTTTAATAACACTTCTAGTTGGGACTCTAAGGAATATATTTTGTATGAGTTGTCTTTTTTCATGCTTTTATAATTCTATAAATTTGTGGAATTGATAAATGAAAAACTAATGCTATCTCTTCTATCGATCTCTCCTTGCAAAGTTTCCTGATCTCCTTGTTTCTTTTTTGTTTTTCTAATTGCTTCCTTGTCATATCTATATCACAACTTTATCATACTTTTATCATTCTGTCAAGTACCAAAATCATATCAACTTTTCAGCGTTTCTTTCAACCTCTTTATTCAATAACTTCCTCTTGCGGTCATTTAAAAGACTGCCTCCCACCGACAACCAAGCCTTCATTGCGTGGCTTGCCACTCTATACTCCTCTCGCATACGGGCTAACTTCTCTTCAATATGTATTAACTCATTGTTCATGCTAGTTTTCACTCCTCTTTTATGCCTATACAATAGGCCAAAGTCCTTGTGTTGCTAATGTGGCACTAATTTACCACGACTGCTACCTGCTATTAAATAAACTAACCAATTCATATTTTCTTTGAAAACTTTATATTTAACTTCTTCCTCATTTCGTCAATTAACTTTTGAGTTCTGATTTTTTCTTCAGGTGTTGGTTCTTTATATGCTGGTTCTTCCAATTGTTTTGGTTGATATTCAGGCTTTAACTTTCGAGATTTCCTAAAAGAAGAAACAAAAAATGAGGTATTGAGTGCTCCCCAGTCGAATGAAATTGTTCCTTTGATACCATGTAAAAGAGCATTATTGAATACAAAATATTCCATCTCGTTCATAATATACGGTTCTTTTTGGTTAGACATAAAGACCTCCCAAACTTCGTTATATTTTCCTACTGAGTCCTCTTGCGTCAATTGCTGGTCTGACATTTCCTTGCATCCTCCCTTCTATCGTTTTTTCCATTGCAATAATAACCCAGTTGCGAAGTGCTGACTTATAATTCTTGTAACGCTTTCCTTTGGCTTCAGCCCAGTTAGTCATCTTTTCTTTTTGGATTAAAACAAAAGCTGGTGTACAGTGATATTTCTCGGCTATCTCCTCAATATCTGACTGAGTTATTTCTTCTAATGAATAAAGTCTTTCTTTTTTTATTAAGTTTTTTCCTTTATCTTTAAATATATCCTTATCTATATCCTTATCTATATCCTTATAGCGTATCATTTTGATACTATCCTGAGTATCATTTTGATACTCACCTAGTATCGTTTTGATACTAGTAGTCTCATTTTGAGACTGTTCTTTTTTAATCAATACTGTGGTGTACCAATTTGAGGTTTTACTATTACGTAGTAATATGTCTTTTGTAGTATTGTTTTTATTGTCTTTTGTAATATGTCTTTTGTGTGTTGTGGTTTCACTACTAGTTTGAATGTTTTTCACTACTAGTTGCGGTAGTGGTTTCACTACTAGGAAGTTCGGTGTTTCACTACTAGTAGGCTTTTCACTACTAGTCCAAGTAGAATAGTCCTTATTGAAGCCATAAGTGTTTATATATAGTATCTTTTTCACTACTAGTATGTTTTTCACTACTAGTTTGTGCAATGATTCTACTACTGCGGGTCTTGAAAGGTTTGTTTCTTTTTGAAATTGAGTAAGGGAAATTGCATCTTCTTTTTTATTGAAGCCATAGGTTTTTCTAATAACTACCCATAACAACTGCCACTCATTGCCGGATAGGTGGTATTTGGTAAAACTATCTACCACTTCATTGGCTAATTTCAAAAATCCATCTTCTAATTGTGGGTTAGGCATTTTTTGTCTCCTCTTGAGAAATAACAATAAATCCAGTACCTTTACAGCCATGACATATCTTCGCGCCATACATAAGGGTTCCAAATCCACCACAAACAGGACATTTAAAAGGTATTTTTTTAACCTCTATTTTTGTATCATTTACTTTTGGTTCCTCTTTTGGCTTCATATCACCAGTCAATCAATCATTCGTCAGAATACTCTAAACGTAATTAAATTCTACACCAGTTTTCCTCTGTTGTCAAAGGCTTATCTAAAACCCCAAAATGATTTCTGCCAAAGAATATGAAACGCCAGAATTATGGCGTGAGGCAGTTTTACGCCATGTGTTCCGCTAGCTTCGCCCTGACATCAGCCAATAATTTCTCTTCCCTCGCTTTTTGATAGTCTATTGGTTCAGCGAACATATCTTCCACGTATGCCCCTGTGTCCGCCAAATAACGCTGAAACTCTAATTTTGACCGATCAAGTTCTTTGGGTTTTTCGACAAACATTTGTAACGAAGTATCGTATCTCCCTATTTCTTTAGACATTATCCTTCACCTCCCATACTTCCTATGCAATACCGTTGCATCCTTGTTAATGATTCCCGCGTTGCGTCTGGTAATCCTTCCCTTTGTAGAACCTTGTCTATCAGAAAGTACAATCGTACACCTTCGGGTACTACCATGACCTCATCACTTCTGATGCCCAAAATATCCCCCATAGGTTTTGGTTGGTTTTCTCTCACGCGACAAGCTTTCTCAAAATGTCTGTTAGTCTATTCGCAACATAAAGAGTAATAGCACCGATCGTAAACGACGAAGGTACTAAGTCCTTTAAGGAGAACTCGCGGTTTGGTACTTGAAGTGCTCCTGTTACTTGGGCCAAATAAATAAGTCCAAGCGGGGCTAAGAAAATAAGCCCAGTTCTAAGAACTGCTTTATAATCCTGTTTGTTTAAAGTCATTAATTTGCTTTGCATAAACTCACCTCCTCAAAATATTGAAACGTCACCTGAACCAGTACAATAATTTTTCTAAAAGTCCTTGTGCTTTCTTTGGCACTCGTTTGTAAAACGCCATCTCTTCGAGTAATTTAATTTGTCTCTTGTGTTCTTTTACTGCAACCTCATCAAGTTTTGAAAGCTCCGTTGTTTTCTTCAAAACACACTCATAGATATCTCCCAAAGAAACACTTTCCGTAGCGCATCCTAGTGCATCACGGGCTACGCTATAGAACAAACTCTTCATCTCCGCATGCTCTTTTTCTAAGGCAACATATTTTGCATGAGAGTCCAAATCTTCCACCGTGTCCTGCGCCATCGCTTCAAGTAAAGACTTATTTCTATTTTTCTCTGTTGTAAGTGCGCTATTAAGTTCATTAATTTCTGTTTGTTTAACAAGTAATTCACCGTCCTTTCCTTTGATGATTTCGTCTTTTTGTTTGTTTGATTCCTCATTGTCCTTGAGTAACTTCTTAATCCGTTCAAACTCTTTAGGGTCAATAGAGGTATCCTCATTGAGGAATGTTTCGGGGTCTATGCCGCCAAAGAATCCGTTATTTCTGTTTAATCGTAATCCTTGTTCATCAACGGCAAAGAGGTTTAAGTGAACATGTGCGCCTTGAGTGTTTCCTGTCGCTCCCATTTTCCCTATCGAATCACCCTTTTTTACTTCCTGTCCGAGGGCAACAGAGTTGTTTTCCAAATGACAATATTGTGTAGCTTTCTTTATCCCTTTGTGCCAAAGAGTGACGTTGATACCGTATGCTCCAGAGCTACGGTTATCTTCATCTTTAACAGTTACTCCGTCTTCTAAGGCAAGAACAGTCCAGTCAGAACCAGTGGGGATAATATCGACCCCCTCATGGCCTTTTAGTCCGAATTGACCGTAATACTCAGGCCGAAGGCCAAAGCCTTGTGTTATTCTATGCGCTGATTTAAATAACTTTCTCATTCTATCTCCTCACCAAAATATCCACCACAATTCCTGCGACTGAAATAAAAAAAGCCACGAATACTGCGATAATTGAAGCCTTAGCTTCGATATTTGAAACTGACTTTTCTACAACAATAAATCTCTTGTCGTATCTTTCCGCTATATTATCAATCTGGTCTTCAATTCTTTGAAAACCTAGAAAGACCTCGCGGATCGTAGCCGAACTACCATTATTATTCTTATTTGACATAATTCCCTCCTTCTGTTATACTCGTATTGTTGCTGTTATGGTAAATCTTAAAACCCGTTGGACAACTGTAAGAGAATATAGACAAATTCATGTTTGGTTGAATAAAGAATTTGGAAAAGCCATCTTTTGCGAAAATCCTCAATGTAAGAAGAAAAGTATTATATTTGAATGGGCTTTGAAAAAGGGGAGTAAACATTCTTTTAATAGAAATAGCTATACTAGGCTTTGTAGGTCGTGCCATAGGAAATATGATATGACCGCAGAAAAAATAAAACAGGCTCTGGCTAATTTTGCACCAACCTTTGGACAAAGAAAAGGAGTTAAACTTTCTACTGCAACTAAGAATAAGATTTCTCAATCCAAAAAGGGAACTATTCCTTGGAACAAAGGAATGAAATTTACTTGATTCTCTTATCGTGGCATTATTTTCGTTTTTTGTCATATTATTGTGTTAAGGGTTAATAATTTTTTAAGGCAATAATCCTTCAATCGTTTCAGTTTCACCCTCATCCTTCTCCGGCTTCTCATATTCAAAATCATAACTTTCTAATATGTTAGCTTGTATTATTTCCTTAGCTTTTGTTATAACAGTTTGTTTATTTTCATCGGAAAGGTTTTTAAAGCTAGGAAGTTGAGTTCTTTTAGTATACCAATTGTCATATTGTTGGTTAAACTTATCGTTGGCTTCTTTAAATTTAGTATCTCCTATTTTATTTTTGAATTGCCGTAATGTCTTATTTGGATTATTATTCCAGTTCTTTTGGGTAGGATTAAATGTGCTAGTTGAAAATCCCAAACCTTCTAAAATCATAGAACCAAGCAGAAAAGACGAATTAGGATCTTTCTTTAACTGTTCAAAGTTTTGCAAGATAATTGGACTAAATGTTTGCTTCAATGACCCTAACAATGTAACGGGTTCCCCTGAAAATGTTTTGCCCTGCCACAAATCTCTGACAAGTGCGGCAGATGGAGATAATTTACCTTCCCAGAAATTCTGAAATGTATCCAGTGCTGTTTGTTGTCCATATTTGCCTGATATTAAATTGGTATAATTACCCGTGCTACTCTTTGCCCAAAATCCTAATTCTCCATTGTGGTAACTTGGCGTAAGACGGCTTGCTAATACTACAAGGGGTGTAAGTCCTCCTGATATATCTGTCCAATGTCCGAAAATCTTAATCTTTCCAAAGTTTGTACTTCTGTTGTCTCTCTCAACACTGTTTGCGTCAATTAATCCTGCAACTACATTTATTGCCGCAAACGATGAAACTATACTAACTAAAGTTTTTGCTGCTTCTTTTCTTGCAACTGGGTTTGACCTTATTTCCTTATTAGTAAGACCTGCTGTTAAAATATCTATATTACCTTTTAAGAATTTGATTGAAAATAAAAGAACATTAAGCTCTTTTGCCAAGACCTCTCCTTTTCCTAAACTTCCTCTACCCGTTAGTGAACTTACCAAAGCACCTAAGCCTTCCGCTTGTGCCTTATTAGTCATATCCAACCCATTCTTTTCTCCTATTTTAATTACTCTATCTGCAAGATCGGCTCTTAATCTCAATGCACCGCCATTATATGCTGACTCGGAAGCTTTATATAATCTTTTTAAGAGTGGGATTTTAGCCAAAACATGAGAAGGATAAGCTTCTTCCGACAATACATCCAATCCATATCCTCCTGCTTTGTATTTGCCGTTCAAAGCATTGGGGCGGGAGTAAATATCGGCTTTAATTATAGACATAGCATCTTTACCCTTTAATTCCCTGCCAATATCCAAAAAGGACTTTGCAAAGTTTTTAGCCCAAATGTGTGAAGTTCTTATATCTAAAAGTGTTTTAATTCCCTGTCTTCCATAAAATGAATTGTCAAAAGAGGCAACTGCTGATTTCATTAATCCGGGTATGTTACCAACTGCACCCAAAGTCTTTTTAACTGGATTTTCCCTAAACGATAAACTTTTGGCTTGTAACTTTAATTCATTAACATAATCTTCTAATTTGACCTCATTGATACCATAATCTAGTCGCTCTGACTTTGATGCAAAAGTTCCATCTTCTTTTGCCTTAATTCTTAAATCCTGTGCCATTTTAGACAGTTCAGCGATGGTCTTGGCTTCTTGTTGTGTTACACCAAATCCAAGTCGTGTCTCAGCTAAGTCTCTTAAAAACGCTTGTTCTTCTGTCGGGTTTAAGATTTTATCCATTCTTTCAATTCTTGATATTAAATCTCTTCTTGCTGTTTTTGTTACCCCTCCCACTTTCTTAGCCCAGCTTATATATCCTGCTTTTTGATTTTTTAGAAGTAATTTACTTTCAAATAGTGCATTGACTTTAGTTGCGTTATCTCCAACAAAGTTTTTTAGAAAAGCATTACGAGCTTCACTAGACATACCAGCTAATTTAATAGGATCAATTCTGCCATCTCTTAGGGCTTTCTTAAACTCTAATACTTTTTCCTTTGTTATACAAAATGCCATATTAACACTCCAAACTCTTTACAAAATTATTCCAATCGTATTTATCTGGTTTCTTAACTTTAGATTGTATATCTTTTACTATTTTATCACTTACTTCTTGTGAGGTTTTGCCACTATATCTTTTAGTAAATGCTTCTTCTCTTACTTTTATAATATCACGCATAATCTTAACTGGCGAATTAGGGTCAATTTCAGTTAAGATAGAAAGTTCCTGCCCTGCTCTTGTTGATGCTAATGATGCAAGTTTTCTGGCAAGAGTAACATCTCCCCTAGCCATATTTTCCATTGCCACATAAATAGAGTTTTTAAGAATGTCCTTTGGTGCTTCTATTTCGCCTCGTAAGACTCTCATTGCATCTTCGGGATTTTTAATAACATAATCTACCGCTTTAGCAATATTTTCTTTTTTATTCATTGTTGTAAAAGTCGAGCCGAGTTGGTCTTTTATCTCTTGAGGCGTTTTATCTAAAGACTCTGTAACTCTTGCCTCTAGCCTACTTATCTTTTCAATGCCTTCTTTACTTGCTACTGGCAGTTGTTCACGGGGAACGCTTACTATTGTAGGCTTTACTTCTACTTTTGGCTTTACTCCTCCTGTAGCTTGGGTGTAGATTTTTTCTAACTGGGATTTGGTTTTGATTTTATCAGGTTCAAATATTACAGTTTCTATAGCGTCTCCACCTCTTTTTATAACAACACCGTCATATCCTAAATCTTTTATATGAGATGTAAATTGTTCAACTTGTCCTCTTACTGGTCTGATTAAACCACCATTGGTATCTTCGATTAAAGCATCTTCACTCATATTTAATAAATCCGCCATTTCTTTACGATTCTTTATTTTAGAAATATCAAATAATTTAGTTGAAATTGGATACACTTCCATTACAATCTTAGCCAACCTTCCTTTCGGAGCGACCCTTGCAAAACTCTCAGTATTTCCAAAATAAAAACCCCTACCAAATAATCCTTCATCTGTAGCTGTTCCTATTTTACTTTTATCAAAAACTTCAAAATCTGCATTTGTTCCATGATAAAGAGGTTTTCCCTGTCCCCTCACAAACTCCTCCACCGTTCCACCTCTTGCGGCTATCTTCCTTGCTTCTCGAGCGAGCGGTTGGAGGTCCGGAGGGATCTCTCCCCCTGTAGCTTGGGTGGGAGCTTTTTCCACAATTTTGGCTTCAGGAGTAATTTTGGCTTCAGTTTTGACTATAGGTTCAGTCGGTTTAACCTTATCTGATACTACAGGTTCTATTGGTTTTTGTCTTAATTCACTTACTCTTTTTCTCAATTCTTGGACTTTAGCCAATTTAGCAGGAGTTGGATTTTGATTATAACTATCAAGAGCTTTCTGGTATTCATTCCTAGCTTTTCCTATATCTACCTTTTGCTTATTAGCTTTTTCTGTCATTGTAAAACCTTCTCCCTCTACTATTGCACGTTTTTTCGGAGCTTCTATTTGCTTTGCTTTTGGAGCTTCTATCATTATATTTTGTCCTTGTTTTTGTGCCTCAAGTGCTGTTTTAACTAACGCTTTTCCTTCGGGGGTTTTCTCTTGCCCGCTTTTTATTACCGCCCCTATAACCTCTTGAGGGGTATTTTCTCCTGCTTTTAGATTAGATAGGATTTTTTTCCCTACTACCCCAAGACCCTTGAATCCAACAGCTGCTACTGCTCCTATTGCTACGCCTTGCGGAAGATTCTCTATTGCCTCCTGTGTGGTATTGGCTCTTGATATTGAATCTAATCCACCTGATAAACCGCCTAGAAAAAATGTAGTTTTCCAAAGTTTCCCAAAAGGAGCAATAATTTGTCCTACTCCTGCTGCTGTTTTTATTGCAGCTTGGGCAGGTGTAAGAGGTGGCCCTGCCTCTTGTTTAACAAAATCAATAAATTCTCTTTGATTTTTACCTACATCGCTGTCTATTTGTCTTGATAAGTCTAGTAATCTTTTCTTTTGGGCAAGGTCTTTCTCGGTTTTTGCCCTATCAACTAATCTTCGGGACATCTTAAAAGCTTCCTCTGCCGATAGTTGTGTTTTATCCGACATCTTATAACCTAAAAGCACTCCTGCTTGTTTATAAGAATCTGCCGCCCCTGCTAGAATAAACTTTGCAACATCTTCTAGAGTAATACCTTTATCAAGTGGTTTTAATTGTGCTGAAGGTTGAGATACGGGTGCGGATAAATTTACCTTAGATGGCATAAAGTCTACCTTCAATCCGGCTATCTGTTTTGGAACAGGCTTAATTGGTTGTATGGGACGAGATTGCGCAAGGGGAGATATAACCTTTTGTTTTGGGGTTATATTATAAATTATATCTGTTGTAAACTTACTTACTGATTGAAAAATATCCCCACTAGTGTTGGTAGGTTTCGCAACAGGTTTAGATATTTGTTTTGGTTGTGAAACAGGTTTTACATTTGTTGATAAAAAGGTTTTTTGCGCTTCCGCCAAAGGAGTGTATCCACTAGTTGTACCTGTTGATGCTTTACCTCCTATGAATTTCTGTTGCTGTTGTGCTAGAGGTATATATACCATAATTATTTAATACCATATCTTTTTTTATCTGCTTTTTTTTGTGCTGTCGTTGCTTTATAGTAATTTACCGCACTATATATGTCATAAATTTGTTGTTTGCTCATCCATTGGCTATAGAAACTCATCATATCGGACAGTGTTTTCCCTTTTGTAGCTGCTTGTCTTGCTGCTTGCGGGGCTTGTGCTTTATCAAGAGCAATTTGTCGCTGTTCATTTAATAATCCTGTTCCGCTACCTTCGGCCTTTTCTGGTTTAGTCGATGTTGCCGCTACAGTTTGTTTATTTATAATCTCCCCTGTCCTGTCGTTTATTATCGCAAAACCCTGATTTGTACCGTCATCATAGGAAATAGTTGAAGTTTGAACATTCTTTTCCCTATTCGCATTGATAGCACTTTGTATCATAGAACTTGATATTCCTGTTCCTCTTGTAATATTGGCTATATCATCTCCGCTTGCGCCATCTAGCGCTCCCGAACTCAAAAGTGAATTAAATTGACTTAGGGCATCCTTAGCAGATTGAGCGTTAATATCAAATTGTTTAAGTTGTAAGTTAAGTTGCATTTCCGCATCCGCTTTGCCTGTTGTCATCTCACTTGCAGCCATTTCAATATCTTTTCTTAGGTTAGCAGTTCTTTCGTTATATAAAGACTCCAACTTTGCCACTCTGCCGACTCTGGTTGCTTCACTTAAAAAGGGATTATCATTTATCGCACCTACCGCTTCTATTTTTTCTTTCTCTTTTTGGGATAAGACTGCCTGTGCTTGAGTTACCTTATCCTGTCTGCCCTTCATCTCAGGAGAATTGTATAAATTGTTATAAATACTCTGTAAATCAATAGTAGGTTGGGGTGTTATCCCCGTTGCTCCTGCCTGTCCGGTAGTTCCTGCTTGAGAAAATCCTGATGAAGCTGGCGCTCCTGCTGTGGGAGAAGGAGCTAACCCTGCCGTCTGTCTTTGCTGTTCAATGTAAGCTACATTTTGTGGTGCGGTTTGAGCGATTACTTCTTTACTTACAGCTTGTCCTGCTCCTTGTTGATTCGAAAGAGGATTGATCTGACCGGGTTCACTAAAAGTACCACCCCAGTATTGTCTACCACTATACCAACGCCCTTGTTTAAATCCCCCTGGAGGGGTTTTTGGATTCATAATTTAAAAATTACCGATATTGTTTTTAGTCGTTGTTCTTTTATTGCTAAACATATCTCCAATATAAAACATTGGTTGATTCTTCTCATACTTAGCATTTTCTTGTTTTAGTTTGTTCCATGCAACCGTGAGTATTTGTTTAGCTTCTATACTTGCAAATTGACCTGATCTTTGGTCTTCACCCTTATTCTTTAAAATGGCTAAAGCCTCAAGAACGATACTTTCATTCGCTTCAGGCATATTGTAACTAAAAATTGTTGTATCGGCATCTGCGGATAAAGTTGTTATATTCTTCACTCCCCAAACACTTATATTGTTAGTTCCTGCCGTAGTGGGTACGGGATAGATAAAAAACCTTCTCTTCTGATTAGCCCACTTCTTATCAGTTGAGTTATCATTATCAGTATCTCTACGCCATACTAGATAATCCTCAAAAGCTAGTGGACTTCCATCGGGGTCTTCTCCATATTGTTTATCATCTACTTCCAGCTTCCACATAGAATCAGGGCGCCAGGTTGAGGGGTAGTCGTAAGGTTCAATACCATTTTGAGTGCTTGTTTTCTTGGCGTCTTCATTTTGGGGCCATCTATAAAGAGATCCAGCCTTCCTATACGCTCTGTTGATAACACGGTCAATTACAGTGGGAGAGAATAGAGTTGACTCATCTCCTATTGATAAATCGTCTTGAATGGCTTGTCTGATGTTCGCTAACGTGTCCATTCTTTAAGAATAGACGAAGTTTATATTTTATGGCAAATGTTATTCAGCATTAGAAGATAGGAAGTCCCTTTCCACAACGGAGAAATACCTAACAAAAGGTTTCCCCTACCCCTTGGATATTTCCCCGTTCCTAAGCCTAACTCCCAAAGGATATTGCTATCCTTGTGGTAATCTTATTTGTTCAAGTGAGTATTAGTTATCAGGGTAGCCTAGTAATTTTTTATTCGCAAACCATTACTGGAAAAATTCGGCTGGCTAGTCTGCTATTCTTCAAGACAAAAAAACTCCTTTGTCCTGATAAGGTAAAGTTCGAACCTGAAACCTTATCAAGACAAAAGAGTCTTGTGTTCGAACTGTTTTACCTATTTATAGATTAGGGTATAGAATTATTTTATGTCAAGTTATTATTTATTTTCTTGAGGTTTAAAAACAATAACTATTTTCATCCCGTGTTTGATTAATATACTTAGAGCTAGTTTAATCTCATCAGGAAGTATTTTATAAATAGGAAAAGAAATCTCATAACCTATTTTGAAATTGTGTTTTTTTAAGATTTCTTGTATTTCTTTTTCTACTAATTCCTGTTTTTTATCCATTTTATACACTCAGTCCTAAAATTATCAACATAATTCCTATTATAAATAGCCACCTTGTTAAAATTCGTAAAAGAGTATCTGTCATTATGGTTCTGTGGCTATTACCTGTGCTGCTCCTGTATCAAAAATAACCATTAATCTATTTTTCCCAGCAGCAGCATCAACATATAATTTTCCTCCATTTGCATCAGGCGCACTTAATCCTGCTGTACCTTGTAAAGTAATTCCTTTTGCAGTAGCCATTTTTAATCCATCGTCTACATTAACGCGCATAACTTCATTCGTTAAGGTAACTCCACTTTCATAAAATATGGTATTGCCAAGCGCAACCGAGTCCCATCTCATATATCTAGCAATAGCAACATCACCTTCTAATTTTCCAACTAGACTTCCTTCATCGTCATACATTAATAAGGAAGGAGATATACCTGTAGCTGCATTAGAAGATACTCCAATTGTGACATTACCCTCTGCGTCTACTGTAAAATTATTATTTACATTTATACTTCCTCCCTCAATAGTTGTTTCTGAAATAAGTGATCCACCTCGAATAATTCCCTTAAAAATTGCATCCCCTGTAGTTCCATCTATGGCAAAAGTAGTTAGTCCCGCTTTATCTCTTGCCGTAAGTCCGTTAGGGGTAAGTCTCAAGTCTCCCGATATACCCGTTTTGAAATCTCCAACCTGAAATCCGCCTGATTGTTGAAGTTCAAATTCTTCTAGTATTTTCCTACTGCGAGTATTCAAGGCTGTAGAAAGCAACTCAACTGCGGTTCTTTTAACCGGAAAAGACTTAGATGGCGTAGTTGTAGGGGCAAAAGTACCTGCTGGAAGCTGTCCTTGTGAAACAAGAGGCTCAATCCCACCTGGAAATGGGTTTTCTTCAATTACCTCCTGTGTAAATATTTGGTTGTTTTCCATATTAAGAAAATTCTATCCTTATTGTTCTTACTTCAGGACTTGAATTTCCTACAGGATTTAAAACAACTTTCGGATCAAAAGAAAAACCTTTATTGCCTATGCGGAATACTGCTTCTACTCCATTGGCTGTTGAATAGCTTGTTTGTCCATCTGCTGTATAGGCTCTGGTAAAACTACCGCTAGGATCGTTTCTGTACCAAAACTCTATACTTGCACCACTTGGAAGCGGATCAAATTCTAACTCGGCAGTTTTCCAAACATTTATACTAATAGGCTTTTTTCTTTGTGGTCTATATTCAAGTCCTTCATATGTCCCTACAGCCTTTGTAGTAGCGCTTACCGCTCGAACACCAAAATCAGAACCCGAATTATAGCTTGCAATAATAACCCCTTCTACACTAGCCACAGCTCCTATTTCATCTACATCCATAGCGTATTCAAGATTCAGTGTAAAGGGTTGTTCTTTGTTTTCTCTACCATAAGTGTAAATCCCATTCTTGCCAGAAGAAGCTCCAAACACTCCCCAAAGCGACATCCCGCCAAGTGTTTGTTTATCTACCCAAGAAAGTGCGTTAGATTCCCAATCAAATATCTCAACTTGATCTACCTCATTTGCAACTCCGCCAGGATTAACTCTACCTCCACCAGGGAATCTTCTGACAGGCATAGTATCTGTAAAATTAGCAAAGAATATCTCTCCATTAGTTCCTCTTTGAACCAGAGGATATTCAGTATCAATAGCTCCGTTGACTCCCTTGTTCGGATAGCCTGCCTTATACGTCCCTATTACAGCTCTGCCGTTTCTTTCAATTAAGGTCTTGGCAAGATTCCCTGGTATCAGATCAAGTGCATCATTTGTAAACGAATCATCATAACCTACTAGAGCTAGTTTCGAGCCATTAGCAATATAGTTAGCCCCACCTACTTGTTTCATTGTGTGCCAGTCTGTACCGGTTAGGTTTTGGGCTATTACCTCAACATCTGTCCAAGTACCTGAACCGGGTAGAGGCTTACGCATTACCTTAGTTCCTGTTGCCCATTGAAGATACGTCTTGCCATCACTTGAGGGTTTTTCTACTGCTCCTTTAATTCCTCCGTCTGGGTCTTTGTAGACATTTCTAGTAAACCCGTCTGAGTATCTTCTGTAGACATTCCCTGCATTACCGAATCCATAAGTATTGCCGTCTGTAGCTTTCACAAAAAATAGGATTAAATCTACAAATACATTATTAAGTCCAGCCGATGGACTTAGAGAAGGACTGACTGAGGAGGATGGACTGGCAGATGCCGAAGGGCTTAGACTCTTAGAGGCACTTCTTGAAGCACTGGATGAAGGCGAGGCACTTTTAGAAGGTGAGCCACTTGGACTGGTGGAGGGGCTGTTACTTGAACTAGGCGACTGAGATGGACTTTGTGAAAGGGAAGCTGACTGTGAATGGCTTGTTACGAAAAGTCCTTCTTCTTCAAGTGCTTGTTGACAAGATAGAGTGTCTACTGCTTTGCGAATATCAAGATTTGAACCAAATTTAAATGCTCCCCTAATGCCTCTATTTGATCGAGTAGATATCCCACCTTCAAATTCCTTAATTTCGTAAATCATTCTCTAATGATAAGGGATATTTATGTTTTTAGGCAATTATGAGTTACCAAAATCTTTGTATTTGTCAATAAAAGTATTGTCCGTATCGGAATACTTGTCAACAAAGACATTCCCTGTATCTGTGTATTTATCTACATAAATCGCAAGAGAGGGTGAAGCGCTGGCACTAGCGCTGGGACTTGCCGATGCTGAAGCGCTGGCACTAGCGCTGGGACTTGCCGATGCTGAAGCGCTAGCGCTTCTTGAAGCGGATGCTGACGCAGATGCACTAGCTGATGCAGAACCTGGTAGCACAACCGTAAATGTCCCACTACTATTAAAAGTATGAACTTTATTTGCTCCGTCTGTTGTGATTGTTCCTCCCGTACAAGTTCCAAAATCAGCAGTTACATAACTTATGATTACAACTCCTGAGCCTCCAGCTCCTCCAGTTGCGGCTTCTACTCCAGAACCTCCACCACCACTACCTGTGTTTGCAGTTGCAGCTCCAGCATTAGTCGCCCCAGACGTTCCGTTTGCTCCACCAGCTTGACCTGTACCAGGAGTTCCACTACCAACTCCTCCTCCACCGCCACCAGCACGAGCAACTGAAGAACCAGTGATTGAGCTTGAAGTACCTGCTCCTCCATTGCCCCCTGTGTTTCCCGTTCCTGTTACTCCAGTTCCCCCAGAACCTCCACCGCCACCAGCAGGATATGGAATACTTGTAGTATTTGCTCCACCATTATAACCTTGTCCAGATGTTCCAAGTCCACCACTTCCAGCACCGCCTCCAGCTCCAGCACCCCCACCCGAACCTCCGTCTAAGCCACTTACATCATTTTTCCCTCCTCCACCGCCACCAGTTGATGTTATTGAAGAAAATACCGAATTACTACCAGCACTTCCATAAGATTTATTTGCTCCACCTGCTCCTCCTGCTCCAACAGTTACAGCATAGGCTTGAGCTGTAACCACAAGAGCTGCATCATATTGATAACCTCCAGCACCGCCACCACCACCACGACCTCCACCGCCACCTCCACCGCCTGCCACAATTAATGCTTTTATAGATGGCGGAGGGCTAAGGCTTGGACTAAGGGAAGCAGATGGACTTTGACTGGCTGAAGGGGAAAGACTTGCCGATGCTGAAGCGGATGGAGAAAGACTGGCGGATGGAGAAAGGGATTGAGAGGCACTAGCTGAAGGGCTACCCAATACTTCAAATGGATAATATGCCTGTAGATTTGACTCATTTCCTACTAATTCTAAACTTCTATTATCCGCAATCTGTGTTACTGTTCGTACTACATTCCAAATACGAATATCATCCATCTTTCCAGTGAAGAATTGAATAGGAGTTGTTTCTGCACGTCGACAACCAATGGCTAAAAGAGAGGTACTATTAAAAATTGATCCATGAGTTGACCCATTTTGATCTGCCCCTTGCTGTACTCCGTCAACATAAAACTTATATAATTTAGTAGCAGCAGTCCATGTAACAGCAATGTGATACCAAGTTGCGTCAGAAGGTGTCCATCCTGCTCCTATGTCATCTATTCCACTACCATCGCTTGAGATAATCATACGAAGAGCATGGCTACCAGCAGGATTATTCCCATAAAACATATACGATCTTTCAGTAACTCCGTCATCGTGATATTTTGCTATCCATACCCAAGTGGAGCCATTAGCAGGAAGTCCATCAAACTTAACCCAACACTCAATGGTTATATCTCCTGTAATAGAAAGTGAAGCGGAATCAGCGGCAGTAAAATGTTGACTGCTTGAACCGAGAAAGCCCGCAGCAATAGTGCTTGCAGCAAAAGGTAAAGAGGTTGTTACCTCTGAAACGGTGTTGACGTTTGTTAGATTATTTGCATTCGCTGTCTTGTCGTTGAGATCGATAGCCATACCTCAAGAATAGAGGATATTTGTATTTTATGGCAAACTACTGAAGCGATTTGATGAGGTCTTGAGGATTCCACCCCGGTATTGCCCAATTTTCACTTTCTGTCCATCCCTTGGTATTATCCTGATTTCTAAATTGTTCTTTTGACCAACGGCTAGGGGTTAAATTACTGTCATGTCTGATGTCAATATTAGACTGTTTTGATTCCCATGCTCCGCGCTCGACCCCTTGAGGCTCAAAGTGTCCATCGAATCCATTTTCTTCGATCTGTTTATATTTTTCTCTAATCCATTTTAGCGCAGTTTCTCTATACACGCACATACCGGATAATTGTTCGCATTTATCTACCTTAACAGCCCTGCCCGTTGCCAAATCTACTTTCCAAACATTATTGTTAAAGTAAAACACATCTTTCTTTTCGGGTACAAAGTCAAAATGGGTATCGCTATAATACACATCGTGCTCTGTAAAAAATACTATGTCTGCCTTACTGTTTTCCAATGCACCAAGTATTTGTTTTGCCATTGTTAAGTACCCCTTCTTGAGTGAAGGGAAGCGTACATTCTTAACGCCAAAATCCATTCTTTTAAGTGATGAGCTGACAATATCTATTTTCTTGTCTTGGCTTATTTTTAAAAGTCTATCTCGTACCGGTTTGGCAATCTTCTCATTAAGATCATTTGGAGTATAGAATATTATGCCACTGCTAACTCCCCAATCTGGCGGATTAAACTTATCAAGTAACCATTGGAATTTATGAATAGCTAATGGCCATTTGTCTCTTTGGAAAAGTTCTCTTGATAGCTCACGGTTCTCATTTACCTTTGCCTGTGGGTTGGAGTATGGAAAACCAAAATCTCCGCCACGGGTTCTAAACATGTGTGCGTACCACGTTTTCATGTTAACCACTACCCGTCCCCCAGATAACCACGTCTTGCAGGCCACCTCAACACCTTGTTGTCCCCATGAATGAAATTCCTCACTGCATATATTAAGTGCAAAGTATCTTTCTCGACTCAACATAAAACAAGATCCTTGTATGCTCATCGTTTCTCTAAAATCCTTGACATATTCTGGAATTAGTATTACACTTCCATTATGGAAAGTGTTAGTTTTTTCACTGTAAACAAAGTCACCCCCGAGTTCATTACTAAGTTTCTTAGCAAAATCACAATTGATAATGTTACGGGCTGTTGGAATTGGACTGCCAGGAAAGACAAAGGTGGTTATGGCATTTGCACCTTCCTCAAGAAAGAAGCACTCACACACAGATTCATCTATGCTTGGCTCATTAGTCCCATTCCCAGAGGTAGAGGTAGACATATCCCCGTTATTGACCATCTTTGTAACAATCGAAGCTGCTGTAATCCCCTCCACTTGAAACTTGTCTCCGATGCCGAGAACCTCGCTCGCTCCAACGCTCCCGCCACTGTCAATAGAAGGAAAACACATTGCATCAGAGGACACGTTTTGCCTGAACCAAGAATCGTTGGAAAGACACACAAGCTTATGAGAACGTGCAAAGTCTGCAAGCAGGTTTATGACGTTAAGCGTTATGCTTCTGGTATCAAAAGACAAACGGTATCCCATTAGCGTTCCCTTTTGTATTTCGCTATTCTTTGACCACTCCGATCCATATTGAAAGTGCATTGTCTTATCAAATCTAAAAGAATGAGTAGTGGGGCTTTTCTTAGGTATCCAAACAATATCTTTAACTGTAGGCTTACCGCAGGTTTCACAAACTCCCGAAGGGCTTTGATAACGCCTATGTCCTTCTTCGCAAACCCAGTCAAAGACGTGCATATTCCTCATTACGGGAATGAGTGTCGTATCATCTCCTAACATTTCCATAGCGGCAATCATTTCGGTATCAAAGTTCTCACTTATTGCACAATGAGCATCTAGTTTTATTAAATACTTAGCGTTGGATAGTCTAGCGGCTTGATTAGCACCTGCCCGCTGACCTACCGAAACGGGATTGTAGATTACTGTTACCCTTGAACTGACTGGTAGGGGCGGATCTGGAAGGTAGCCATCAAGCACAGCAATAATTTCAGTCTTATCGCTGGTATGTTCCAAGATGTCTTGTATTGTCCTGCCGAGAAATTCCTCGTTACGGGCAGGTATGAGTATGCTTAAATCTACCTTATCCATTCCTTATTCCTTTCTAACATTCCCCTAGTAATTACCGGATTATAACCGAGACTCTCGGCCCACGCACACCAAGCATACACGTCTTTGGGCATACACTTAGAGTTAAAGCCTCTCTTTTCAGGATAAACAAAAGTCCACCATAGGTTAAATCTGGGATCATCTCCATATACTGCGTTTATAATCGTATAGTAATCTAAGCCTATCTTCTCGCAGACATCGTATAGCTCCTGACATTGTGCCACCTTAAAAGCTATTGCTCTATTCTCGGACAGCTTTATCACTTCGGCTTCGTAATTGCTAACCTGTCTGATTTTTACATTGGCATTATAGACAGTTGTATAAAGATCGATAACCTTCTTCCTGTCGTTAATATACCCGCCTATTATCAAAAATGGAGTTTTGGTTGTATCTAAAAGGGGATGGGCAGGAGTTTCCCCAAGATACTCAGGTTGCATAACGATTTGTTTATTGTATTTCAATGACCATCTGTCACAGTCGCCTGGGTTCACTGTTGACCTTATAACGATAGTTTCGACCTCAAGCCACTCGATACAGCTCTCAACTATTGAAGTGTCAAGCCTGCCCTCACCGATTACAGGAGTAGGTGTACATATAAATACAATTTGCTTTTTATTTATTTCTTTCCTAGTTCCTTCATTTCGAGTATAAACATAGGCATTAGGAAACAATTCTAACATTGCCTTCCCTACCCACCCCCTACCAATAATTCCGATATTAGACATATTGATTTCTATAAAATATAAATGTTTTTCTATGACAATCTACACAAAGAGTTCTGCCATTATCTATAACTAATCTTAATTCAGGATATAAAGCAAATTGTTTTATATGATCAGCATTTAACTCTCCACCCCTTTGACTACACAAAACACAAGTATAGTTATCTCGTTCAAAGACCGCTTTACGCCAATATTTGTATTCAACTGATTTTCTAATCTTTTCATTTATAAGAGTTACTCCACCTTTCCAATTAGGATTATTTTCTTTTATACCAAAAGAATGGTATTGTTTTTTAATAAAAGTTCTCTCTCTCCATTTACACATACATTTAATTGAACAGAAACGTTTATTTTTTTCTTTAGGTTTTTTATATTTTTCTTCCTTACATTCTTCACAAATAAATAAAACTTTTGGTTTTTTATTTAAATATTTACATTGAATACAACAATATTTTCTTTTTAACCAATCTTTATTAGTTTCATTATTTCTACGAATACAATCTTTTTTACAAATAAAACAAACTTTTTTAATTGGCGGATTGTAACTCATAATGTACCCTCTATTGTCTTTTTAAGACCAGTATACAAATCTATTTTTGGCTTCCAACCCAACAACTTCTCGGCTTTTGATATATCTGCTAGTGTTTGAGAGGGTTCATATTGTTTTTCAAGTCTTTCATCAGGCTCTATTTCTTTACCCATTAGCTTGCGGACAAGATTAAGCATTTCATTTATTGAATAGTTCTTTCCGAAGCCACAGTTGAATACTTCCCCATTAACTTTAGAGGTTGCCATAAGCATAATTTGGTCAACGATGTCATCAATATAGACAAAATCCCTTCTTTGCGTACCATCCCCAAACATCTTAAAAGAAATGTCTTTTTTCATAGCATTTATAAAAGTAGCAACAGCGCTTGTGTATATCCCTGTTATTGGCATACGAGTTCCGTAAGCATTGAAAGGTCTTATTACATTGTACTCAAGCCCATACAATCTATAAAATAACTCGCAATACTGCTCTCCTATCAACTTTGATAGAGCATAAGCGTTCATTGGGCTAGGCTTTGCTTCCTCTGGAGTAGGATAGACAGTGTTTCCATATAAATTTGAAGTTGATATAAAAACAAATCTTTTAACTTTATTATCTCTTGCATGAATTAACATTTTTAATGTTCCTGACACATTTACTTCATTGGTTTCAAGAGGATATAAGATTGACCACTGAGGTCTTGTGAGTGCGGCCATGTGAACTACAATATCTACTCCTTTGAATAACTCTCCAATATTCTCTGATATTACAGAAGGGACTATGGTAAGATTAGGATGTTGTGTAATATTCTGGTACTTGATACTTCGGTCTATTCCAATAACTTCATTCCCTTCTCTTAAGAGTCTGTCACAAAGATGACTCCCAATAAACCCACTAAAACCAGAAATTAAATATTTCATAATGCTGTTGATACCTCATGTGCAAACTCCAAGTGTTTATCTTCAAGTTTCCCATAATCTGTCTCCTGTCCGAATGTTTCAAATTGATAGATTGAAAATCCTATTTCTTCTTGTAAGTTTAATGCGAATATAATATTATTTGATGTTCCACTACAAGAAATAGTAATTAATAAATCATCTTTATTTGCATAGACTTTTAATTGCTTACTAAATATCTCATTATATCCATAATCATTGGCTAACATTGTAATTACAGAAGTATTGCTACTTAATGCGATTGCTTTATAGCCTTTTTTAACTAAATCTGTAGTAAAATGTTCTGCCGTAGAAGCACTCCCTCCATTACCACATATCCAAATAAATCTAGCTTCTTTGATTAGTTTTATTAATTCTTTCATATACTAAAAATAACCTGACTACCGAATCTTGAAAAGTTAAAAGGTAATTCCCTATACCCCAATCCTCTAATGTCTTGTTTATTCTCCGGCAAAACAGCTACAAGTAAAAATCCTCCACCACCAGCGCCTACAATCTTCCCTCCCAAAGCCCCAACTTTTAAAGTCTTCATATACATATCGTCAATTTGTTTATTAGTAACGTGCTTATTAAGTATTCTTTTAAAAGCCCAATATCTGTCTAATAAATCCCCTAAAATAACAGGGTCTGTTATGTGGTCTAGCTTTTGATACACCTCTCCTTTAATTTTATCCAAAATATCTACATTCAATTTCATTTTAGACAGTATTTTATCTGCTTTTCGTGTTTTTCCAGTGTATAAAAGCATAAGAAAGTCCGAGAGTTCTTCTGGATCAAGTGGCTTTAATGTGATTTCTTTCCCAAACTCAATTAAATTAAACCCTCCAAAAGCTACAGCATATTGATCTTGGTATCCGATGGGGTTTTTAAGAATATCTACTTCTATTCTGCAAGCCTCCTCCGCCAGTTGTCTTTGAGTTACACTTTCACCCTTATATTGATGCAGAGCATTTAGCACTCCTACTGTTACAGCGCTACTAGATCCAAGCCCTGATCCCTCGCTTGGTATATCAGATAGGAAGGTAATTTCGATACCCTTGTGGACTCCCACAAGTCTCATGGCTTCACGAACTAACGGATGCTTAATATCTGCTACCTTAGTTACTTTTTCCTTAATTGAATAATTAATATAAATCATGTCATCAAAGCGTTCTTTGACAATGCAATAAATGTATTTATCAATCGTTGTAGTCAAGACTGCGCCTCCGTGCTTTTTAAAATAGGAAGGAAAGTCGGTATTTCCTCCCAAAAGCGACAATCTGAGAGGGGTCTGGGATATTATCACTTTATTTCTCCTTTCATGATTCTTTAATCCTTTCTCTAATATCAGATGTATGAATATCTAAAGACTTTATATATTCTATTGGTATAATATCTTTATCCGTAATAGCCCTTTGCATAGCTCGATCAGAAACTACATAGTCTGAGCCTAAAAACCTAACATCAATCCTTACTGTTTTTAAAATATCACTTAATTCAGCTTCGGTTTTATAGACAATTACTTCATCAATGTATTTACAGCTACGGAGCTTAAACTGACGCTCTAATAGGCTCTCAATAGGCGTATTCTTGGTATGTCTTTCTAGTGCTGGATTTTCATGTAATCCAACAATTAAATAATCACACCTGCTCTTCGCTTCTTCGAGTAAATGCAAGTGCCCTGCGTGAAGCAGATCCCATGCCCCTGCGACAAATCCTATTTTCATACTAACTTCTTCCTCGTTAGAATTTATATTAAAAAATGTCCTTTTTCCAAAAAAACTAATCATAATGGTTTGTAAAAAAGCCAACAATCTACAAATGTACCCTTTTTAAGCACGGATAACTCAATGTTATTCTTCTCAGCGTATTCATTTACCGCTTCAATAACTCCGTACTTTCTTGAATCGTCTTTAACGTAGTCATGTCCACATACAATACCACCAGGCTTAACGACTTTTGTCCATTCCTCAATATCTTCCTTAACTGCCTCGTATTCATGGTTTCCATCTATAAAAACAAAATCAATTTGGTTGGGTCTAAAGGCTTTTATAGCCTCCATGCTTGTATTTTTGATAATTGTACATAAGGGATAGGGGGCAAGTAAATCTCTTGCTATTTTTTCTCTTTCTCCCATTTCAAATTGACTATAATCCTCAAGCCCTGACTTAAATGCTTTCCACGGGTCTATGGTATAAAGCTCTATCTCGGTCGCTCTCTTACAGATAGCCTTAGCGTATCCACCCATATCAGTTCCCACCTCAACACCAATCTTAAAACCTTTTTCTTTGAAAAGGTCGATTAATCCTACATGGCGTGATATGTTAAGCGTATTCACTTCTTCCCCCCTTCACATAGAAAAATGACCTATATCTATCTCGCTTTAATCCATCGGGAACATACATCACTGCAAATACAGGTATCATCCGGTAAGACCTTGCATAGGCAATCAAAGCTCTCTTAACGTGATTAAACTTCTTATAAGAGTAATAGGCGTAGTCGTGTCCTGAGATGATTCCTCCGGGTCTAACTTTCCTCATCCAGCCTTCTAAGTCCATAATAAAGTTAAGAAAGTCGTGATTAGCATCAATATATACAAAATCAAGTGAGTTATCCTCAAAGTCTGCCAAAGCGTTCATCGAAGTCTTGCGGATAATCGTACAATTATATGGTGCAAGTTTGGCTACTGTCTCTTGATACCTTTCATTAAAATACTTTTGTTGCTCGTTTACTCCTGACATTCCGGGTTTATATTCTCCAGCACTCCACGGGTCTACACACGATAGGTGCAAGTTAGGATTATCTTGGCACAATACTTCTGCATATAAACCTTGATCTGTTCCGACTTCAACGCCATTATTAAAATTAAGTTCCGCAAATAGCTTAGAAAGATCAGCACTACCCTTCATTCCCTCTACGTCAATAAGGTATTGATGGCCTACGTTGATTTTGTATTTGTTTATAATGTATTCAAAAGTTGTCATTTCCAAAAATCCTCCAAATCTACAAGGTTTGATAAAACTGTTGCGTGATTCTTGTCCTTGTCCCAGATAGTCCTATACTTGAAAAGAGGATAAATTGTGGAATAGTGATAAGTTTTCTCATTACGACCATTTGAATCGTGAATAATAATGTATTTTGTCGTGCCTGCGAGCCTCTGTATGGTCTCACAACGGCTTGAATCAGGCGTTTGGTCTATTAGTACCACATCCCATTCTTTTTCTATCGGAGCGTCTTCATATTTCTCGACAAAATTGATTTCATGTAATGGATGTTGATAACCGTAGTGAATAAGTATATCGTACCAACTCTTAAAGTTTTCGTAAGAGACTAGCTTTCGGTTGTCTAATATGCACTTATAGTGGAGATAGGGCGTAGAAAATAAACCAGTTCCGAGTTCCAAAACATTACCAGTCGTTTTCTCCATCGCTTTAATTAACGCTGGAAGATGTGTGCCATAGTTTAATGATACGTTCAATTTATATGCCATTTTGTCCCTCCTCAAAGTATTTCTTATATAACTCCCAGTCATCCGGCCAACTTGGCATGGGCATAAACTTATCTACAAATTCATCAAAGCCAGGTTGTCTCACCCAATAATCAGCAGTTAGGTTATATGTTTTTTCGGTAGCTTGTTTATCCTCCTGATAGCCCCTGTCTTTACTATTCTGATGTAAATGGGCATACCAAACTCTCTTGTTGACCATTACCTTACCACCAGCTAGCCAGTTCTTTAGCCCGATCCAAAGAGGCTCTTGCCCGTGTCCATAAGGATCTTGTAGCGGAAAGCCGCCTAGCTCAAAGAAGTGGTCTTTTTCCATAAACCATCCCGACCCGTGTATTTGAGGGGTCTCATCGACTGTAGGATGACTCAGGAGGCGTTCTTGTGTTCTTTCTGGCCAATGCCCCCCTGCTTTAAATCTAAAGCCTCTAGGGTCAGTAAAAGGGCATGATAAATAAAAGTAATCATAAAACTCTTCTTGTCCATCTCTTATCTGGATACTCCAATCGTCTTTAATTATCTTAAACCTAGGCGTTACTACCCAATCGGGTTGCATATCTTGTTGAAGTATTTCATCAAATCCTTTACTTACTCTAGTATGAGCATCTAGTTTGAAGATGTATTTACCTGTAGCAGAAGCAGCTAGAGCGTTTATATTCATCTTGATACCTATATTTTCAGGAAAATCAATAACTTTCAGATTAGGATAGTCAAAATCAAAAGCTCCCCCTCCGTTATATCCAATGATAACCTCAAACTCTCCTGTAGCATTTTCATAAATACTATCTATAGTCCTTGTTAAATTTTCTTCTTTTTCAGCTCTGCTTGGAATAATAATTGATACTTTCATTTTTTTATTATAATTAACTGATCATCATAACGATTTCCAACTCTTTTTACTTCGGTAAAGTATTTATCTGCTAGTAAAACTGCAATATCAGTATTCCTTACGTCTTCAATTACATAAATAGCACCCTTTTTCAAGAAAGGTAAGATGCCATAACAGGTAAATAATTGGTCTATGGGTTCATGTGAGCCATCATCAACGACTAAATCTAACTCCGGTAGTAAATCAAGTAGTTTGTTAAGATCTTTAATAGAACCTTGATCCATTTGTATCATCTCAATTCTACCTTCGCCTTTCATTAGATCCACCCGCTTTTGATCTATCTCTCCGCCATAGATAGTTGCATTAGGAAAGAAATCACGCCACATGAATAGGCTGGCGCCCTCTGCTGTGCCTATTTCTAAGACTTTCTTGACTTTATCTCGTCTGTCTTTGAATAGATCATAGTAAACTAGGGCGTAGTGGTGTTTTCCGAATTTGTCTGTACCATATTTAATTGCTAATTCTTCAAATAAATTCATACTGAGAAATATGTCCTTTCTGCTTGTTCTCTAGCTTTAATTGCATCTCCAATATCATTAAACCGTCCAACATTTATAAATTTATAATTCAATCCAATACCTGCCATCCACTTATTTCTTGATTTATCCCAAAATACACCTTTATGTTTAGAAGTATTATGTTTCCACATTCCTGTATTCATGTTATTCTGACTACTAGTAACAGTTCGTAAATTACTCCTTCTATTATCTAACTTGTTTCTATTAATATGGTCAGTCTCAAATCCGCTAGAAGTATTATTAATCAACCTATGCATGTAAATCATCTTACATTTCCCTTTTTCTCTTTTATTGCGGACTACATACCCAATATGAAAACACCATTTCCATTGATTTAACCATTCAAAGTCTGAGTCATCAACTATTGCAAATTTACCTTGAGTTAATTTAATTTGCTTCATATATATTAGGCCACCCTTCCTTTACTTGCTGATCCCATACTTCTTGCCAATTTTCTGGCCAACTAGGTACGGGCCAAAATCTATCAATAAACCACTTCATGTCATATTTTCTTTCTTTCCATTGGTTTTGCATCCAATAATAAGCACTAGCATTAGAAGCCTCTACTGTTCCGCCTGGCATCTTGTACATTCGTCCATAAGTACGTCCTTTATGCAAATGTGCGTACCAGATTTTCTTATTAGTCATCATTTTCCCTCCACTTAACCAACATTTAAAGCCAATTTCCTGACTTTCCTGTGAAAATTGTCCGTACATTTCTTCACTTAATCCTCCTAAAAAATTAGTAAAGTAATCTCGTGTCATAAAATACGCGCTGCCTTGCATTGACATTGTTTCATCTATATCGTATTCAGGAGTATTTCTTTGTTCTCGTCTTTCCCGCCAATCAACGCCGTGAAGTCCGAAGTCGTGATCTTTTCCCTTTAATGGAAAATCAAGGTAATTATAATCTATCGGATACTTATTATCAGTCCTCTCTTCTATCTTCCATTCTTCAGGATTAAGAGCGTACCTCCGAGGAATAACAACCCAATTAGGCTCTATATCAGCCTTTAATATCTCATCAAAGCCCTCGCCTAGTAAGACATGGTCGTCTATCTTCATTACAAATTCGCCCCTAGCGAGCCTTGCGCAAGCGTTGATACCTGCACGCATACCTATTGGAGCTGAACCGTGAATATAGTGCACCCTCCCGTCTGTTGAGAGAGGCTCAGGCCAATTCATCTCTACGTTTACGATAACCTCGACATCCCCTCTTGCCATGTCTAAGACACCTTGGATAGTCTTAGAAGCGAAAGGTGAGTTATAATTTGGAATTAGTACACTTACTCTACCTTCTATCATATATATTGATATTTCCTTTCTGCATTTTTACGAACTAAGATAGCATTTTTTATTTCTTTAAAACGTCCTAAAGAAATTTTTTTATAATTAACCATAATTTCTGCTCGCCACTTACTACTCCATTTATCCCAATTCACTCCTTTATATCCAGAAGTATTATTTTTAGATATTGGTCTATTTATTACATTGACTCTTGGAGTACATTTCCTTAAATTATTTAATTGATTATCTAATTTGTTTCTATTAATATGGTCTCCTATCTCACCATCTTTTAGTTTTAAAATATCTCTATGCATCCTAATAGGTCTCCAACCTTTTGGAGTTTTGTTTGCTCTTTGAGGATAACCACTTCCATCAATACTCCAATGAAATTGATTCAGATACTCAAAGTCGGCATCAGCTACTAGAGCATATTTACCTTGTGTTAGTTTAATTTGTTTCATGTACTATTACAAAATCCTCTCCTTCCATATCTCCATCAGATACTAATAGAGTATGAAATGCACCTTTTGTGTAAATACTTAGCCAAGCATCTTTCATTAAAATGAAATCTGTATTTCCCCACGATACACGCGCGACTTTCTTTCCGTTTATAATTTGTTTAATTGCATCAGGAAAATCCATCGTCTGAGGTTTTGATTGGATTTTAGGCATTGGCGTTAACATTTCTCCTTGAATTGGTGTTAAATTAACCATTATTTCCCTCCTTTCTTGATTGTGAAGCTGATACATTTATCCTGTTCTTTAGGTACTCATACATAGCCTGACGTATCTTCTCACTTAAAGTACCGGGGATATCCTTAAAGTGATCTAACATAGCTTCATCTATTAAGAGGTTAACACGCTTCATACATAAATTATATGTATCGAAGATATTTTATGTCAAGGGGAATTATAAATCTCTGTAGATAACTAGAAGATTAGAGGCTGTTCCTGTAGCTGTAACTATATATATTCCGTTAAACATAGGTATTCCATACTCTACTCTACCGAGGGTGTTTACAGTATCAAGAATACCCCTCTCAAGAGATGATTCTGCTCCCAATGCTGTGGTACTGTCATATATTGTAGCTGTATTGGCCGAAGCGCCCTTTGTACCCACAATAATAGCAACTAATAGGAATTTACCCGGAAGGGTTGTAGTTCCTAGTGTCTTTATGTTGTATGTTTTATTAGCTGTATCCATAGTTATGGGAATGATATTGATGCTGATGGGCTTGCACTTGCACTAGGTGATAGGGATGCGCTAGGACTGTATGACTTACTAGCTGATCTTGACGCACTACTTGATGGGCTTTGAGAAGCGCTAGGCGAGAGAGAAGCGCTGGTAGACTTAGATGCGCTACTTGATGGACTTTGAGAAGCGGATGGGCTTTGAGAGGCGCTTGTTGATGCACTAGGTGACAGAGACTTAGATGCACTACTACTACCCGATGAGCTAGGACTTACAGAAGCAGACGGTGAGAGTGAAGCAGATGAACTGGCACTAGCGCTAGCCGATGGGCTTTGAGACGCAGATGCGCTTGCGCTTGCTGAAGCACTTACCGACCTAGATGCGCTTTTTGAAGGCGAAAGTGATTTAGATGGACTTGTACTAGGTGAAGAACTTACCGACCTAGATGCGCTACTTGAAGGAGAAAGACTGGCAGATGCGGAAGTCGACCTAGATGCGCTACTTGAAGAAGAAATGGATTGAGAGGCACTAGCTGAAGGGCTAAGAGATTGTGATGGTGATGCTACTTCTGGTGTTGGAAGTGTCCATTGTGCTACAAGACTTGTTCCAGTATTAACATAAGCGTTTCCGCCTGTTTTATTTAGCTTGTAGAAGACTGCGCCTTGTTTAAATCCTTCATAATCTGTAGGCAAAGTATTACCTTCTGCTTCTAGGATATTGGGCGTACCGCTTCCATTTGGCTGTTGAGCGCTTAAAACGTCACTCGTATCATATCGAAGTACCCTATTAGTTCTATAGGGAAGTAATGCTGTTAAGAAATTAGCCTCGCTAGCGCTTCTTTGAGCAATAGCAATAGCCTCAATTCTCACGATCTCTCGCTGTGAATGTTCTGGTAAATCTTTCCTAATCTCAAATTTTGTACTAGCCATATTTTCCTATCAAAAAAAGCCTTCTGCTAAAGCCTAATCTTCTAACTTTTAGGCTAAGCTTTAGGCTCATGCTAACTCTCTAATTTAACTTTAAGCGAATGTTGCAAATAACTCTGCTGCAAATGATCGTCTTGGATCCATAACTTTTGCGCCGTATACGAATAGATCTTTATATGCTGATCCGAAGTTTCCAATCAAATCCTCTTCCATTCGTGCGTTTAATACTTTCTCTGCGAATGTTACCCATCCTGGATGTCCTGCAAGTATGCGCCATCCATCTGTGTTATTACCTGTTAATCTATTGGATTTAAAGACTTTAAATCCCTGTATCGTAGTTAAATAGCCTTTTTTAACTAACTCTTGGTATGCCTCTGGTACATGAAGCGCTACTCCAGTTGCTCTAACTAAAGTGTTTTCAAAAGCTGGTGGTACGATTAGAAATCTATCAGAATCAGGTGATGGGTTTAGGTCATACTGTTCTGCTTCGTCTAATTTTTGTTTTAACAGGGCTACTTGCTGTAATAGGTTTCCAGTTGTAATAGATATTGCTGTTACTGCTGAGATAATATATGCCGTTCCGCCTGCGATTGCTCCGCCTGTGTAGGCTGAAATTGCGTCATCCTTGTCATCTTCAATTACTATAGAAGTTGTTGAAGAGAAGGATTTAACTCTGTACCATTTTGTGTGTCCCGTTGCTTTAAATCCTCTGCCGACCATTGCAGATGTGAAGGTAGTAGCAGCTCCGGTTACTAACCCTGTGGTTACATCTACTGTAACTGTTCCAGTTGTGTAATCAGTTCCAACTTTGTTAGCTGCTGAAACATCTCCATAAAGTCCTAGAACAAACTCATCCATGTTCTTTGATCTTTCATTTGCAACTTGAGTAACAATAGTAGGATGTGGGTTCTTAATATATGAGAGCCAGTTGTCAAGGGTTTTCTCTCTCCAGTAGAAGTATTTGTACTGATCAATGGTCAATGACATGTTGTTTTCTGTAAGATCGTCTGCTGTGAGGTTTGATCCTGTGTAGGTTTTTTCTGATACGCGGTCAAAGTTGAGGATGTTTATTTTAGAGCCTACTGCGTTTATTTCGCCTTCGTAATCTCTATTAACAATTTCACTTAAGATATCTTTGTCATAGACTTCCGCCATGACTTTGTTTGAAAATGCTTGTGCTATTGTATTTGCTCTTGCTGCCATAATAGTAAAAGTGTAGTTTTTACTTTTACCGGCTCTTACGAGGTTAGGAAGTTATCTGTTTATTAGTATAAAGTAAGATCGTTAGTTCATGTCAACTTGACAAATGTTAAGTAAATTAGCTATAATATAACCATGATAAATAAAATCTTAGTTTTTAAAATGTATGAAAACAGATTTACTATGACTCAAATAGGTAATGAATTAGGAGTATCACGTCAAAGAATCTCCCAAATAATAAAATATCGAGGATCCGCAGCTTATAGAAGTAAAAAGAAACTTAAACAATTAGGCAATTTATGTAAGATTTGTAATTCTGAATCTATAGATTGGCATCATAAAAACGGGAACCATCAAGATAATAGGGCTGAAAACTTAATGCCCATTTGTAAAAAATGCCACTATGAAATTCATAAAGGGAGAAAAGTTGATAGATTAAGAGGTAAATGGAGTCAAAATTATTTTGAATGCCAAAAATGCGAAACCACTACAATTCCTTATATGGCTCATGGTTTATGCCAAAAATGTCATTATATAGAAAATAAATGACAACTTATGCCTAAACAGTAGTTTCTATCTTTCCCGCAACAAGCATTTCTTTATATTTAGGATAATTTGTCTGTCTTAATACTTCCGACTCGGCAACAGTTATTTTATCCCCTTTGGGTTTTCCTTTATCATTGGGCCCACCGCTACCATCGGGAAACATTGCCCCTTTGCTTTTTGGTTTGGCTATTTTACTCTGTTCATGTAAAAAAGAACCTACTAATACCTTAAAAGGTATACTATTATTAGACTCCTCATTCGCAAATACCATAAACTCCTCAGTTTTTCCTTCTAACTCTGGGTTATCTATTAAAGTCTGGGGATCATCTGCAAACTTAAATACCTCTTCAGACCATTTATCAATCTTTTGGGATTCTGTCCTGCCTTGTGAGATTATTGCAAAGCGCCTTGTGCTTACCATGCTCTCTTTGGCTATCTTTTTGGTGGAATCATCTAGTAAATCCCAATCCTCATACTCAGCTTGCAATTCTTCTTCTGTTGGCTCTGATACTTCATTAGCCTCATCAATAGCTTGGTTCATCTTTCTATTCTTAGCAACTATCTTTTGCGCTTCTCTTGAGGATTCGCTAAACTTTTTCTTATAATCGGGGATTGGCTCTGCTTCCGGCTCTGGTTCTGGTTCTGGTGTAACTTCTGGCTCTACAATAGGTTCTGGCTCAACAACAGGCTCTACTTTGGGTTCTGGCTCCGGCTCTGGTTCGGGAGTTACTTCGGGTTTATCTAACTCTTCAAGAAGTATTACATTTTCTGCTTCTAATTCCGCTGATGTTTTAATTGTAGCTTTATTATCTGCCATATATTTACCGTTCTCTTATGAGAGTTTGGATATACTATTTCTTTTTCTTAGCTTTAGCTTTTTTAAAGGCCGCTATTCCTTTTGGGTCATAGCCAAAACGCTTTGTTTTTTTACCAATTTTAAGTTTAGGCATATTTATTTTGGGCCAACAGCCGTGTCTACACTTCGTTCTAAATCTTCTCTGGTAACACCTATATAAGATAGTCCTAGTTCTTTGGCTTGGGTTTGTAGTGCCCTATATGACCTGCTCTTGTTTAAATTAGGTTCTTTTATGGGTTTTTGTGGTTTTGACTCTAACGCTTCAGAGTAGAAATCTGCTTGAGCTGCGGTTAAGTAACTTTGTCTTGCTCTTAAGAAAGCTTTTTCGCTTTCTGTTAAAGCTAATACTTCTTTTGTGATAATTTCGTTGAGTTTCTTCTCTGATAGTTGATCCATAGTTATAGAATATATGATGACCTTATTTTATGTCAAGACTTCTTTCCTATACTTGATAATTGCTGTTCTATTGCCTTTTGTGCTTTCTCTGGTGTACTGAGATACGCTTCTAATAGTAAATAATTGCGTAATCGGGCTTTTAAAAATATATCCTGTTTTGAGTTATGGGTTGTTTGAGTGAGTTCTTGTTCAACTGAGTCTTTCATGGCTAGGATATATGCTCTAACACTTTCTAATGTAAGAACATTCCTACTAAGAGTTTCCATCCATCCATTCAGTGTTTCCTTTTCTGAACCGCTAAGATCAGAATATGAAATTCCAAAACGCTCAAGTATTTTATCCACGATCTAAGAATACACTACTAAGATATTTATACGCAACTATTTCCTTTTTGGTATAGGATACTGCCTTATACGGGATATGTGGTGTACTCTGCCCTTATATTGTTTCCTAAAACTTGTAAGAAGGTCATCAAGGTCAAATACCCTTATTACCTCTAATGATGCTGATGGAGAGGCGGATGGACTTAGTGACGGACTCTCGCTGGCGCTGGGACTCAAAGATGCAGAAGGACTGAATGAAGCCGAAGGACTTAGAGATTTACTTTCACTAGCTGAAGCCGAGGCAGAGGCAGAGGCACTTTTAGATTCACTAGCACTAGGACTTAATGAGGCACTCGCTGATTTACTTTCAGATGCTGAGCCACTAGCAGAAGGACTAAGACTTTTAGACTCACTGGCCGAGGCTGACTTACTTCCACTAGCGCTAGGTGAAAGAGACTTGGACCCAGAAGCAGATGTGCTAGCTGAAGCAGAAGCAGAAGGACTCAATGATTTAGATTCAGAAGCACTAGCTGATTTTGACTCACTGGCAGATGGAGAAAGGCTTTTACTCTCACTCGCAGAGGCTGAGGCTGACGCTGACGCAGAAGGACTGAATGAAGCTGATGGGCTAAGACTGGCTGAGCCTGATGCACTACCACCACTGGGACTTGCGGATGCCGAAGGCGAAAGACTGGCAGATGCGGAAGCCGATGGAGACAAACTAGCACTAGCAGATGATGACGGACTTAAACTGGCTGAGGGTGATAAACTTGCGCTAGGAGATAAGGAGGCTGACGCAGATGCACTAGCACTTTTAGATGCAGATGCACTACTTGATGCGCTGGCACTGGCGCTAGGGGATAAACTTGCGCTAGGAGACACAGAAGCTGATGGGCTTAAAGAAGCCGATGGGCTTAAACTCGCACTAGGACTCAACGATGCACTCGCTGACGCTGAAGGCGAAAGTGAGGCACTAGCGGAAGCGCTAGGCGAAAGTGAGGCACTTGGAGATAAACTACCACTTGGACTAAGGGAAGCTGAAGGGCTTA